CGGTTGGAAACAATTCGTAGAAGAGATTAAAGTAATTCTTGAGAGTCATCGTATCGAAGACCTTAAGACAATCGAAGAACTCTCGTATATCAAAGGCGAACGAGCAATACTAGGCAACATCGCAAACTTTGAATCTAATATACGAAACAACTATGATCACATCTTGGAGGCTGAGAATGCTGAAGAGGTATGATTATAAATGCACCGTCTGCGAGTGCGTTGAAGAGCACTGGTGTTACGCCGAAGAGCCATTCAACACCTGCACAAACTGCGGTGAAACAGCACAGCGGATAATCTCCTCAGTCCGAACACATTTCAAAGGTACAGGTTGGCCTGATGCTGATGACAAGTGGGCTAAGGACCATGAGAGAGCCGCTCGTAAATAATTACTTCCATAATGCTACGGCACGGAGTTTAACAATATGGCACGTTTTTTAGATGGCAGTCCCGAAGAAATACTCGAAGGGGAAACACTCGCCACATTTGAAGAAGAAGAACAGATTCCTGAAGAGGAGCAACCTGTAGAACCTGAAGAGATTCAGGAAGCACAAGAGGAAGAGATTCCTGAGAAGTACCGCAACAAGGATATTAGAGATGTTGTGCGTATGCATCAAGAAGCTGAGAAACTCTTAGGCAAGCAATCTTCAGAAGTAGGCGAACTCCGCAAGATCGTTGATGACTTCGTTAAGACGCAACTAGAAGCCAAGAATAGCCCACAAGAAGAAGTCGAAAAGTTTGATATCTTTGATGACCCTGACAAGTATATTGAGTACAAGTTAGCGAACCATCCCAAGCTAAAGGAAGCGGAAGAACTTTCCAAATCCATGAAGCAACAGGAGATACTGAACAAGCTACAAACCAATCATCCAGACTTTAGAGATATTCTACAGGATGAACGATTCGGTGAGTGGGTTGCAAAGTCTAAGGTTCGTACTGAGTTGTACCAACGAGCAGACCAACGATTTGATTACGACAGTGCTGATGAACTCTTATCCTTGTGGAAAGAACGTCAGAGTCTAGTTAAAGAGACTGCTGATATGCAAGAGACTGATCGCAAACGCCAATTGAAGTCCGCTTCTACTGGTAACGCAAAAGGTTCAGGTGAATCACCGAGTAGAAAAATCTATCGACGTGCTGATATTATTAAACTTATGCAAACTGACCCTAAGCGATACCAAGCATTGAGTGATGAACTTATGCAAGCATACGCAGAAGGTCGTGTCAAATAGTGTTAAGGAGAATTTAACATGGCACTTGGAACCAATCACGTCACCAATACTACGGCGGCAACTTTCATCCCCGAAATTTGGTCTGACGAAATCGTAGCGGCCTACGAGAAGTCACTCGTTCTGGCTAACCTTGTAAACCGTATGCCTATGACTGGCAAGAAGGGTGATACACTTCACATCCCTAAGCCAACTCGTGGCGATGCATCTGCTAAGGCGGCTTCAACTCAGGTCACACTGATTGCGGCAACTGAGTCAGAAGTAGTTGTAACTATCAACAACCACTACGAGTACTCACGTCTGATCGAAGACATCACTGACGTACAAGCACTTGCTTCACTCCGTCAGTTCTACACTTCTGATGCAGGTTATGCATTGGCTAAGCAGGTAGACTCTGACCTCTTCACTTTGGCTAAGAAGCTAGGTGACGACAACGGCTCTGGTACTGACTGGATTCACTCTAACAGCTTCTACATGGATGCATCTACAGGCTTGACTGCTTACGCTGTTGACACTGTAGCCACTGCTGACGTGTTCTCTGATGACGGCTTCCGTGCCGCTATCAAGCAGTTAGACGACAATGACGTACCAATGGATCAGCGTTTCCTCGTTGTTCCTCCTTCAGTAGTGCAGACTATCCGTGGCATCACTCGCTACAACTCTGCAGACTTCGTTGCAGGTCAGCCTACTGTAAACGGTCAGATCGGTAGCCTCTACGGTATCGACATCTACGTTTCTACTAACTGCCCAGTCATCGAAACAGCCGCTGAAAACGCCGCTAACGGTGATGTGAAAGCAGGTATCTTGGGTCACCGTGACGCAATGGTATTCGCTGAGCAAATGGGTGTACGTACTCAAACTCAATACAAGCAAGAGTACTTGGGTGATCTGTTCACTGCAGACACTCTGTATGGTACTCAGGTATTGCGTCCTGAGTCAGCACTGGTTCTCGCATTCCCTGCGTAACCTACCTAGCCCCTCTTCGGAGGGGTTTCCTAATTTCTAACTGGAGAGGCTAATGGCGATTTTCCGTGGCACTGGCGG